TTCCCTCGCTGGAAGTAACCGCCCTTCAAGTTATGAGCGACGCTCGCGAACGCCGCGACCGTGACGACGTCGCCCGTCGCGTTCGCCGATGCGATCGTGCCCGTGTACGTCACCGTCCCGAGCGGAAACTTGCAGCCCGCATCTCCGAAAACGTGAGAGCACGCGCTCTGGTAAATCTGGATTGGGATTTGGCGCTGCAAGATGTAGTTGTCCGAGTTCGCCAGGAGCTCGCACTGGTCCGTAAAGCGCGCGCTCGCGATCTTCCCCGAGAAGAGGACGACCGTCTCCGAGTCGCCGTAATGCGAGCCGAAGATCGTTATCGACATCGGGCTCGGCGGGAGATACGGGATAAAGAGAGCCGCGAGCGGATACGACTTCGGAAGCGTGATCTTGATCTGGCCGGAGATGACCTCGTTCGTGTGCTCCAGCTCGGAGCGCGAGATCGTCGTCGGAACGTACGGCGTGCCTAGATAGTTGATCGTTTGATCCGCCGACGTGAGATAGAAGTTCTGTCCCGCCGTCGAGAAGAGAAACAGCTCGTAAGGTTGCGCGCCGGATTGTTGCTTCTCTTGTGCGTCGAAACTCATGGCACCTCTCGCGGTACTTCCTGGAAAGTGAGCTCCGCCTCGGCGACGTCGTTCGTCATCCAGTCGATCTCCGCATCGTCCGACGCGAGCCGGGAGAGCGTGAGAAAAGAGATCATCGTCGAACTTTTCGCGAAGGGGACTCCCGTCGGCGAGTCGAGCGTGAGTGTCTCCGTCCCGTTTCCGTTATCGACCGAGCCCGTGATCTTCCGATAGACGGGCGCTCCGCCGTTCTGCGGGATGAATGCGATGTATCGCCTCGATTTGATCGGAAAGAAAAAGCGGGTGTAATAGACGCTCTGAATGCTCATCGCTGGATCGGTGGCTCCGAGATCCGCCGACAGGACGAGATCCTGATCCCAAGTCGGAGTCCAGAACGGGACGAGCTGTCCGAATCGTTTCAGAATGAACGCGCGGAGAGTCGTCACACTCGGATGGTTTTGTAGGAACCAGGGGAACGATTGCTCGACGACTGCGGATCCGCCTTTGTCGTCGACCTGGATCGGGCCTATCTTCGGGTCGAGAGTGACGAGCGATCGCTTATAAGTGCGACTGAGATCACGCGACCAGTTCGGCATCACTTCGAGGACGTCGAATCCCAGGTACTCCGCGAGAGAGATCGACGGCGCGGGCGCGGGTTGTTGTGCTTCGCCGATAAACTCCAGATCCATCGAGTCCGCACTTGAGAAAAGCCGATTGACTTTCACCTGATCCGAGAGCCGCGCGAGGAAGACGGGCAGGACGAGTGTCCCTGGTCCAGCGGTCCAAGCGAACTGCGTCGGCGACGAAACGGTGATGACGTTTCCCGCGATCGACTGGATCGTGAGCGCCTCGAAATTAAACTCACTTTGCCAGATGCAGATGATCCCGCCGACAGCGAAGAGCCGATCCGCGCGCGTCTGGACCTGAATCGAGCTCGCGCCCGCCGAAACACTCACAGCGAGCGACGTCACGTCCGGCCACCAGGGGACGCCGTACGGCTGGTTCTGCCATCCCCAGATCAGCGACTCCATTCCGGACGCGTCTCGCGCGTTAAGCGTAAGGGCACGATAACTGAGAGAGCGGCGCGGAATCTGCCGGAGGCCTCGACGCTGCTCGTTATCGGAGTAAGCCTTGAGCACGTCGGTCAGATACGAGATCCGCTCCTTCATTCCCTGCGACCAATCCGGAGCGACGGAGAAAACCGTGATGCGCGATCCGGTGATGAGCGAATCCGTTCCGCCGATCCCGCTCGCAAAGACGAAGACGATGTCCTCGTTGATTTGCGCCGGACCCTGCGCTGGCGTGATCGCTTGATAGACGCGGGAATTTTGAGCGCCGAAGAGAGTCGGCAGCGAGAAGAGGTTCGTTACGGTAACGCCTCCCGAGCCGTTGGTCTGGATCTCCGTCAAGATCTGCGGGAGCTCGCGGAAGGTATTCCACACTTCGATCGGGAACTGCGTTTGCGTGAGAACGAATCCGAGCGCCTTGACGCGCGGCGTCACGATCACGCGCTCGAAGAGACGTCCCCCGAAAAGTTCCTGGTGAGCTCCCGTGATCGAGCGGTGAGCGATCGAGATCACGGGCTCCGGCGTCCCGCGCGAGAGCCCTGTCGGGAGGGGATGAATCGAGATCGGCCAGGACGTGAGCTCCTGAGTCGCGTCCGCGATGTTCGCCGAGCGTCCGTTCGCGATCAGTCCGATCGCGGCGTTCGTCATGTCGATTCCGGTGAAGTCCGCCATCTTCTAAACGACCTTAAGAACCGCGAAGTGTGGGAACATCATGTAAGTGTCAGGTCCGATCGTGTACTCGCCCGTCGGAGTGAATCCGTTCCCGACTCCGTTCGTCGCGAAGATCATCGGGAGCGTCCCGATCGGAGAGAAGCCTCCGCTATTCGCGGACGAGCCGTCGCGTCCTGCCCACCAAAGGATCGGGAGCAAGTTCACACGACCGTCGATCTGCGAGGTCTGCCCGAACTGGAATTGTTGAGGGATCGAGGTCGGACTGAACGGGCTCGTCGCATAGCGGACGATCGATTGTTGATTGCTGAGCGACGTGCTGTAGTTTCCAACCGAGCTCGCTCCGCTTCGCCCCGTGTACCCTTGTCCGCCTCCGGTGTTGTCGCCGATCCCGATCCATTTCCCCGTGAACGAGTCGGCGTCGCATCGCACGAAGGAAGGGTTCAGGCCGAACGCGTCGTCTTGACATCCCGGACACGGTCCGGTCGACGTGAATCCCGGAGTGTTCACTCCGGCGAAGCGATAACTCGCGTAGTACCCTCCGGTCGAGGATCCGAAGTACATCCCTCCAGTCCAGGATCCGTTCTTCACGATCGACGGGCCCCAGAAGAGATGCAGATAGACACCTGGGCTCCGTTCGAGCACGACGACGACGTTGTCGTCGGTTGAGTCGGTGAAAAAGTAATAGTTCGCGAACGGCGGGGTCGTGTAGTTGAGATTCATTCCCGCGCCGATAACGAACGAACCCGAGTTGTCTTTCGGAGGGTTCCCGGGCTGAGCGTCCCAGGCTCCGGAGCCATCGAATCCGCCGGAGAGAAACATATTGAGCGCGCTTCCTCCGGCGTCGGCTTCGTTGAAAGAGCTCCAGGATCGCTCGCCGACTGCCGCTCGAAAATGCGAATAGACGCTTCCCTTGTGAAGATGCGCCTCCCATCCGAAGCCGACCGATGCGCTTTTGTCGGTGGTCCAGGAGTTCGCAGAGAGGAAGGCGACGAGCTTCTGGAGAAGATCGATCGCGGACGTCGGAGTTCCTGTCTCGTATGCCATGCATCCCCCTAGATCAGTTTGATCGCGAAGTAATCGCGCTTCGTGGTTCGGTTCACGTCCTGGACGACGAGCCACTTCGACATCCCGATCGTGATCGTGTTCTCGGCCGACTGGGCGAACCCCGTCGTCGCGCCGACGCCGTCGAGTTCGCCGTAGACGTTAAGACTCCCGCCGTCGTAGAGCACGACCGGGAGCACGGTGTAACCGCCGTCGAGGTTGTCTCGCCAGTCGAGCGAGGATTGCTGATTGAAGTCGGTCCAGGGCCAGAGTCGGCCAAATTGCGACTCGCCCCATCCGGAATCGAACGCGATCCAAACGCCGTTCGGTAGTCGAACTCTGAAGCATCCCCCGGACGAGTAACTCTGAGTCGTACGTTGTTTGTTGTAGTTCGAGAGCTCCTGTCCGACGTACGACCATCTCCATCGGTTATCGGTCGACGAAGGCTCGAAACTCACGTTGTTCCCGTCCCATCCCATCGAGCCGATGACCGCGAGCGGATACGGGAACGCGCCCGGCGCGACGTACGCGTTGAGCAATCCCAGGTAGCACGACACGTAGACCGAGCTCACCTTCGCGACGACGATCACGCGTCGACCGTTCGCGACGAACCAGTAAGGGATCGAGGAGTTCCAGAGATTGAAAACGGGAGAAGGTGTCGACTGTCCAGGTCCGCCGACATATCCCGGCTGATTCTCGAACGTGAGCGCGCCGTCGAACGCTGTGAAGCCGCCGAGTCTCCAGTTGTAGTAATCCGCCCCGACGTCGTGAAAGAGCTTCGCGCCGACGAGAATCTGATCGCTGTTCCCGTTTCCTGGAGCTTGCCAGATCATCTGTGACCCCGAGCTCCGCCGCTTCGAGGTCCAGGGGGGAGTCGTCGCGACGGTGAAGACGTCGCCCGAGACGAATGCCGTCCCTCCCGCCGCGATCGTGAAATTGATCTGCGACGAAGTGAACGGCGTCCCCACCGTTCCCGAGCCGATCGCGCCGGAGACGGATCCCGCGACGTCGAACGCCGTCGAGCTCGTAAAAGTAACTGTGATCACTTCCGCGACGCTCGCGGATCCGCCGATCAGTCCGGAGATCGTTCCGTTCCCCGTCCCGACGAAGGCAGGAGAGAGGCACATTCCCTGCGAAGTTAGAAACGTGTCGAGCTTGTCCAGGAGATCGTCGTATCCCGTTGCTGTACCCGTTTGATAGCTCATTGCGCCCTCGATATCGCTTTCGCTGCCGCCTTGGGGTTGTCCGTCAAGTGCTGGAGGAAGATCTTTCCCGCCGCTTTACTGGTGAGAGCTTTCAGGATCAGACCGTGATCGAGCCCGATTCCGAGGTGAAGGTCCATCGTCGAGGATCCGCCGCTCCGAACGAGTCCGCCGTCCGCGAATCGCTGGATCGGCATCGACTGGATCGCCGGAGTCCGAAGTCCCCGGTTGATCGCTTCGAGCGCGGGGAGTCCGATCTTTTTCACGGCATCGGCATTAACGACGTACTCGCCATCCGAGAGCCGCGCCGGGATCGAGTCCGACGTCGCGGATCCTGGACCTTTGACGAATCCGCCTTCTGCGAACATGCCTCCGCCACCTCCGCCGGACGCGTTCGCGACTTGGAGCTCGATCGCTGCCGCCATGAGAGCCGACGCGGAAACTCCTAGAGCCGCCGCGCCCGCGGTCACACTCGCTCCGCCCGCTGTCATCGCGGCGGACGCAGCGATCAGCGGGGTCGCCTGGGCCACTCCCGCCGCTGCCGCGTTCGCGACTTGCTTCGCTCCGTCGTCCTTCCCGAATCCGAGCGCGCTCATGAGCTTCTGAATCGCCATCGTCGCGATCATCTGCGCCGCGATATTTCGGAGCGACTGGAGCGCCGTCGACGCGAGCGATCGAAACGCGTCGCCGATTCCGTGAACCTGATCGATGTCTTTCGCGAGGAAGTTCGCGAGATCACTCTGAAATGCGCTCGCGACCTCGTTGTCGAACTTCGTCCACTGCTGGCGCGCGTAATCGGCCTGGATCCCGATTTGTTGGACTTCCTCGGCGAACTTCTCCGCCTCTTGGATCTTTTGAGGATCTCCCGTCGCTTGTGCGGCCTTTAGCTGCGCGTCCGCGAGCGCCTGGAGAGTCGGGAGGCGTTGCGCTTCGAGCTGCGCGAGAGCCTTCTCCTGGTTTACCTGGGCAATGAGCCCGTTCTGCACGTCGAGCTCGATCTGCTTTTTGTCGATATCGAGTTGGCCGATCGCGAGCGAAGACTGCTTCCGATCCTCGTCGAATTGAGCCGCGAGCGTCTTCGCCGCTTCGAGCTGCTGCATCATCGAAGCGACTTGATCGGGCGAGAGTCCCGCCTGGACGAGCGAGCGCCGGATCTGTTCCGCTTCGCTCTGGATCTGGAGCATCGTCGCGTCGAACGTGTCGCCCTGGGCCTTGAGGATCTCTTGCTGATACGAGAGGACTTTTTTCTGGTTGTCCTCGCGCGCTTTGTACTCTTCCTGATCGAGCCCCTTCTGCTTCGTCGAGGCCTGGACGCGCGCCTCGGCGATCTTCGCGTCCATTGCCGCGATCTCTTGCTTCCGTTTGATCGCGTCCGCGTCTGTTCCGTTCGTCGGCGCTGCGACCAGGAGCGCGCGCTCTTTTTCGAGGATCTCGATCTCTTTGTCGCTGTCCGCCTGGAGCTCCGCGCGTCGACGAGCGAAATAATCCTCGAAACCCATCAGCCCCGTGTCGTACTGAAACTTGTCATCGGCGATCCGTTGCGCCTCATACGCGCGATACATCGCGAGCTCTTGATCGAGTCCCGCTTTCAGAGCTGCGAGACGGGCTTTCGCCGCCGCGCTGTCCTGGATATTTCCCTCGTCGTCTCCGCCTTGAGGAGCGACCTTCGCCGCGCGATCTTTCATCCGTTGTTTTTCGACATCGTCGGAAGGGAAGAGATTCGCGGACTGTTGAGCGACGAGACTTCCAAGCGAAGTAAATCGCGACTTGAGGTCGTCGATATCGCTCGACATCTGCCCCTTTGCGAAGTGGAAGCCGTCCGCGAGATCCCGGCCCGCTTGCTTAAAATTCCCCTTCGCCGCGTCCGTTGCCGCTTGAAAGATCGTGAGCTCTGCGTTCGCGACTTGCTGGATTACGCCGTGAACGATGTCGACGAGCCCGAGGAAGAGAGCGCCGATCGTATCGATCCCGATATCGAACGCGAGGACGATCGTCTTAATCACTGCCCCCGCGTACCCTCCGAGCGTGCGGAACGAGGAGACTCCAGTCCCCGAGATGTCATTCGTAAACGAGTCGGCGATGTCCGCGATCGCGGGCATGAGTCCCGCCTCGAACTGCGTCGCGATCCCCTTTCCGGCTTCCTCGAGGTCCGCCATCGCGGCCTTTGCCGCGACTGCCGCCGTTACCGTGTCCTGATCGAGCAGGACTCCGAGCCGCGCTGCTTCGTCGGAGACTTTCTCGAAACCGTCACCCGCGAGCTGATTCATCACGGGGATCAGCTCCGCGCCCCCGCGTCCCATCAACTGCTGCGCGATGTAAGCCTTGTTCGATCCGTTCGCCATCTTTCCGAGGGCGTCGGTTACGAGCGCGAGCTTCTGATCCGAATTGAGGCCGGCGAAATCTTTCTGTGCGAGTCCGAGCGCCTTAAACGCTGCCGCGCCCTGGGCTCCGCCCGCCTGGAACTTGACGATGTTCTGCTGGAGTTTCGTCAAGCTCTTGTCGACCGAATCCTGCGAGACTCCGACGTCCTCCGCCGCTTTCCCGTAAACGCTCAAGGTCTGCGCGGAGAGCCCCGTCTTCTGGCTCATGCGCTCGATATTCACAGCGGAGTCGAAAGCGGCCTTGCCGAACTCGCGGATCTTCTCGACGACCGCGAGCTCGATGATCGAGCGATAGGCTTCCTTCAAGGTCAAGGCGCTCTCGCTCGTCTCCTGCTGCTTTTGCTTGAGCTCCTGGAGCGACTGGACGAGCTGCTTTATTGCAGCCGCGACGCCCGTGTCCTCGGCGGTAAATCGAACTTTGACGTCTGGAGTGTCAGCCATTTTCGATAATCGCTTTCTTAAACGGATCTCGGAGGATCTTCGGAAGGTCGGGAGCTTTCGGTGGGTTCTTCTGGTGAGGTGCCAGCGTCGCCCAAACGAGAACTTCCGACTCGTAACTCCGCCGCGCCTCGGCTTTCATCTTCGCCTCGTAAGAGAGGAAGATCTCGCGGAGCGGCCAGCTCATGACCTCGTCGAACCGTGTCGGATCCTGTCCCGCCACTTCGCGAACGATCATTGCGAAGTCGCCGAGATCGCAAGCTCCGCGCTCTCGGTAGGGCGGTCCTTTTCGTTCGGGCTCGAAGATTGCGGGGAAGTCGTCCTCGACGGCCCCCCGGAGGTAAAAAAACCGAGCACGAATCCGATAATTGACGATCGCATCAGGAGCTTTTCTTCCTGGTCGGTGATCTCCGCGAAGATCGCTGCATTCCGATCCGCGTCCTCGCGCGTCCACTTCTTGCCGACCTCCGCCAAAGCGCCCCCGAGAATGAACGGAGTCCGACCGGAGAGAAGGATCCGCGTTAACAGATCCTCCGACTTCTCCCGTATCGTGCGCTTCGATTCGGATCCGATCTCCGCGAGGACTTCGATCGCTCCAGCGAGCCGGAGATGGGCCATCAAGTAGTCGTCCTGGGCAGCGGTGAGGGCGTGGTCCATGCCTCGGAACTCGCGCCCGTCGAGTTTTATTCTCTTTCCTTCCACTGGTACCCCCTTTGAGGTTTCGCGGGACGGAGCCCACAACTCCGCCCCGCGCTCTACTCGCGAGTGCGCCAACTCGCGAAACTTCTGGTTTAGTACTGCGTG